TTAGCAAATAATCGTCTGTATCGTTATTAAAACTAAATACAATCTTATTTGGCGTTTCTACAAATATGCGCTTATGTGTATCTCTATCGACTTTGTTTGTCCAATCTAAGCGGCTTCCTGTAGCTACAAAGTCGCTAAAAGGTTCTATGAGTATTTCGTTAGGGTGTTCGGTGTCTTCTAGCGTTAGATTAAACATAGTAATAATGTCTTTTAATAAGCTAGTAAGTTCTACTTCGCCCCTATATACTTGCAGCCCTGCTTCTACGTCTACGCCTGTTGAGGTAAAGATATAAAAAGAAAGGTCTATAGTGCCGTTTGTGTAAAATAGTGTTTCATCTACTAAGCTGACTTCGTAGTTCGGTGCTTCGTTTACTATAGAAGCAAATGTAGGCGCAGAAGTAGGAAGTGCCGCTACTTGCTTTACCAATATCCTAAAGCTATCGCCAGAAGAAGGCAAGCCGAACTGTTCATCTATTTGTAGTGTAGTAGAATTGGTTATAAGGTCGCCTGCTGCGTTGTCTACTTGTTCGCCTATTTCTTGCGGCTGCATATTTGCAATAAGTTCCGTAGTTGTTACACCGCCTATAGTCTTCTCTAAGTAGGCTTCGTATTGCTCGCCTATGTATGTATTCGATATAGGTATTTGAGCGAAAACGCTTACTAGGGTGTTGTTTATCGGTGCTGTATATACGCCTGTCGTTGCGTTGTATAAACTGTTTGCGTCTGCTATTGTTTGCCCAAGTATTAAAGGTGCTGCCGTAGCTGTTAATACTTGGCTTGCGCCGCTAATTTCTTGCTGAACCGTTCCGTATTCGTCTGTGCTATCTATGTTACCACTTATAGACGTGTCCATATATATAGACTTAAAGTAGTCAGAATTAAAAAAGCTGCTATTATATTCAAAGCCTGCAATGTTAAAAATAGCGTCTAATATATATTTCAAACGAATAAAGGGCGTATAGCTTTCGGTACTATGTATCTGTGCTTGCCCTAAACTCCAATATATACCGTTATCTACTAAAGGGTAGTATATGTCCGCAGAAGTGCTGCCGCTACTTAGCGTAACGCCTGTGCTAGTCCAAGACGCTTCTATGTTAGCTTTCGTGTAGGTGTGCGCTAAAGCCGATAGGTCTAAGTCTTTAAAAGTCTTGCCTTCTAGTTCGCTGAATAAGCTAGGGCTGTTAGATATAAGCGTAGCTGTATAGTACTTTTCGCCGCCCTTCTGCACTAATTCGTCTAAGAATAAACGCCCAGAATAGATAAGTGCGCTGTCTTCGTATAGTTCTGCCCTTGTGCTTTGGTAAGGGTTGTATTCGCTAATAACGTCTATATTGTGTAACGACTTAAAGAACTTGTTGTTTTTCTTTGTTGCAGGTAGGTCGAAGTCTTTAGAGTAGCTACCTATCTTATCGCTTACGGTACGAATATCGTCTACGTTTAGCGTTAGGGCTATCTTTTCGTCTTGGAATAAGTCCAAATCTACCGAAGTAGTATCCTCTTGGCTGTATGCTACTAGTCTTAACATTATCTATTCTGTACTACGGTTCTGTTTCCTAACTCTATCCCTATAAGGTATTGTATTATTTTGTCGTTTGCTTTCGTTTGCTTGGTGTAGCTGGTTTCTGTTATGTTAGCAGATACCCAGTTGTCGTTGCCTGCGTAATACATAACGCTAGGGCTTATAAATAGTTCTTCTAAAAAGGCTGCTTCTGTTTCGTTAATGAAGTCCGTATTGGCTTCGATAACCTTTGTAGCTTCTACCGAATAAGAACCTTTGCCACCCTCGAAAGTGTTGTATGTCCAGTTTGTCGTTTCGCTTACATCTTGCCAGTTGCCGTTACCTTGTCTAAATTGGTTGCGCTTTATCGCTGTGCTTTTTGTTGACTTCTTAGTAAAGTTGTAATAATCCCAAGCCCCAAAGCTATTAAGGAATGCAAGGCGCACCGTTTCGTAGCCTTTGCAATCATCGTCTTGTATCTCAAATCTGTACTTTTGGCTGTATAGCGTAGAACCAGAATTTACTCTAAATACTTCGTAATAGGCGCAGCTTGAATTTAGCGACAAAATAGAATTGCTTATATTCTTACCGCCTACTCCGCAGAATATATAGTTGCGCGGTGTCAATCCTACTGTAGCAAATTCGCCTTCTATCTGCGCTGCGCCGTTAGCCGACTGACTGAATATGTTTGTAGATAGTGTGCTACCTGCGCTATCGTATTGTACTATTTGTATATGTGTAGCGTTTGTGCTTTCTGATACACCGCCTACTGTTTCAAAAGGGTATAAAGTAGTGTCGCTATCAAACATTGCGATAGTGTGGTAGTCTGTACGCCTTACCTTTTGCGTAAGTCCGCTATCTGAATAGCTAGGGAATTTAGTAAGCAGCTTGTCTGAATTTGTGCTACCTAAATATGGCGTAACGTCAAACGCTTCGAAGCCGTCTTCGTGCTGTAGGCAGCCGTTAAAGACTTTATAGTAGTACCTAGCGGAAGCGTTGAATTGTACGTTTACGTTCTGAACACTAACAGCGGGATCTCCTGCGCTATTGTAGCCGTTAAACTGCGTTAACGTTTCTCCTAAGAGTAAGTACTCTTGCCCAAATCGAACTTCTAAGTGTACTATAGTGCTGTCGTTGCGGCTGAACCTGTCGGTATTGTGTATTACGTGCGTTTGTACTACTTGCTCAAACTTCGATACTGCGCCTGCTTGCCTTGTTTCTTGTACGTAATCTTGCACAATCTTAGAAACATTAAACACACCTATCTTGTTGTTGTTAGGCGATACCTTTAAACGCGATACTTTTGTATTGTTTATATATACATCGCAGACAAACTTATACCTTGCTTCTAACATTGCTGCAAGCGTGCCTGTTCCTGTATCTTTTGTTGTGAATACAATATCACTATAGGCTGGTATTACGTTCTCGTTTGGCTTTTGTACTACTTCTACTGCCATTGTTATATATCTTTTGTTACTGTTTTAATAAATTTAGCCGCATCGTTTGCGTACGCCCTAGCTATTTGCTTTGGTAGTGTCTTCATGTTTTGGTCTAATGCCCCTGTGAAGAAGTTAGTAGCTTCTATTCCGTATAGATATATACTTCTAGCTATTGCGCCTACTAGGCTTTTACGCTTGATAAATTGCCCCTTCTCATTGCGTGCGCCGCTTAGACCTTTTCTTACTACCCACTTATCTATCGCGCCTATGTTTACTGTTTTGTGTGCGCCTGTGTATTTATAGGGGCTGTTAGGTGCTTTCGCGCTACTCTTAGTACCCTTTACCCCTTTGTCTACAAACTTTGCGTACCCTGCGCCTTTAAAGCTAAGTTCTAAACCGCCGCTTTTGTATACGTGCAAATCGTAGTCTAAGCTATTAGCTAAGTTACCGCTTGCGTTTTTACCTTTCGCTTTTAGTATTTTCTTAGCTGTGCTTATTACCTTTTTGCCGAATAAGTCGAACGCCTTATGTACGCTTTGTTGCTTCACTATGCGCCAGCAATAAACAATTCTACGTCTACAGAAGCAGAACCATGTGCATTGTGTACGTATATAGCTTCTATAGCGTCTACTGTAGTTTGCGCTGCCTTACTACCTGCGCCGTTAGCGTTAATACTAAACAAGGTAGTAGAACTGCCTGGTTTTAACTCTACCGCACCTGCGGCAGCCGTTACCGCTAGTGTTACGATAATTTCGTTAGTATCGTCCAAGTTTGTTAGTCTAATGTACTTAGTGTCTTCTGTGTCGTATTCTTCGCCTGTAGAAGTGCTTAAAAAGTCTGCTACGGTCATTGTAGTATTAGCAGGCAGCGTATAGATACGCTTTGAGACATTACCAATACTAGAAATACTTTTGCTTACAGTCTGGTCGTATACCGTACCGTTAAGCGTTAGCGTTTCTTTTACGTCTACCGTTAGTGTTGCTGTTGTTACTGTTGTTGCCATTTCTTTATTTTTTTTCCTTTATATATTATATTAATTATATATACTTATATACTATATAATAACTATATAAGAGTATATATTCTTGTTTGTGCTAAAGCGTTGCTATCCATTTTGCGTAACTCTCTCATTCTTAGGTCAAACAGTTGTCTGTTGCAAAATCAAACATTACCTCTATTTGTATGTTAGCCGTCCAGCCTGCTACCTCGTTGTCAAATCGTTCTGTAAAAGGTTCGCAGCTAATGCTATCTTGAAGCCTTACCATATTTAGGAAGTCTTCTGGTTGTGGCGAACTAGCAGCGTTAAAGGTGTAATTCCTGTTTTTCAATAATCCAAAAATCTCTTTCATTGTGTCTAGCGTATCGCTCAAAACGTCTTCTTCGTTGCTTTCGTCTTTACTTACTAAGTCCATAAGTATAAGCTGAAAGTTGTAAACCATACGCCCTGTGTCTACTGCTACGCTTTCTGTAGCCACGTGAAGCAATGGGTAGTCTTGGGCTTTCGCTTCTACCTCGAAAATGTCGCCTATAGTTACGCTTTTGATTATGTCTTCGCCAAATATCCCTTCGCTCTGTAGCTGCTTAAAGCGTTCGTACAAGTACTTCAAACTTATACTATTTACATCGTGGTCTCCTATTATCATTTTTTACTATTTTGTATGTGCGCTAAGTCTTGTTGATACATTATAAAATTGAAGCATTCGTCTACCGTCCTTTCTAGCACTTGGTCAAATTTTAGCATATCGCCATTCGCTAGTCCGTAAATTATACCGTACCATCCGTATTTCTCGTTAAAGATTTCTTCTTCG